CAAAATATGAACTTAATGGAGTCTCTTTGAGAAGAATTAACAAATTACATACTATTTCAAATTCAAAAATTGATTTAGATAATTATTATTTACAAATAGATATGTCTGGAATAAGTGGATCAGATGTATTTGGTGAAGATAGATCGACAGATGATGGTACAAATTCTTTATTATCATTTAATATTGAAAAAAGTTGTGGAGGTTCTAATGGATATGCATCAGAGAATATTATTTACGATACCATAATTCCATTTTATGATTGCATAATACCCGGAGCATCAACAGAAATAACTGCTCAGGTAAGGTCAATAAGTGGTACAAGTTGTAACGGAACTGAAGTTTCATTTGAAGACTTAGGATATCAAAATGTTCAGATTAATCAATCAAATAAATTAGAATCTATTAGAATGGTGGCATCAAAGGTTAATTCAGATGAATATTTGGATGCTTTACCAAGAAATAAGTCACAAATAACCGCAGTGTCTCTTAAATCAAATAATTATAATTTATCACCAATGATTTTCTTAGATTCTACATTTACAGAATATCAAAATTGTAGATTAAATAATCCAATAGGTAGTTATATTGAAGATTCTAGAGTAAATCAATTAATTGGTGATCCACATGCAGCGATTTATGTTTCAAAAACTATTAGGTTATCACAACCATCAAATAGTTTAAGAGTTATATTAACTGCATATAAACATGCTTCATCAGATTTTAGAGTTTTATATTCATTAGTAAAACCAGAATCAAACGATTCTTTACCATCTTTTACTTTATTTCCTGGTTATGAAAATTTAAATTCAGATAATAATTTAGATGGTTATTTAGATGTTATTGATGAAAATAAAAATAATGGTTTATCTGATACAATTGTTCCAAGTAGTTTAGAAAATCAATTTTTAGAGTATCAGTATACATCTCCTAATGTTGGTCCTTTTATTGGATTTACTATTAAAATAGTTATGTCTGGTACAAGACAAGATAAATATCCAAGATTTAAAGACATAAGAGCAATAGCACTTTTATAAAAATGAAAGACTTAATATCTGTTGAAGGTTATTCAAATCTTTATAGAGACAAAAAAACAGGTGCAATTATAAATTGTGATAATGCATCATATCATCAATATTTAAATAGTGTTAATAATAGAATCAACACTAAAAAAGAAATTGAAAATTTAAAAAATGAAGTTAGTGAAATTAAATTTTTATTGCAGGAGTTGCTAAATGAATCCAGAAAAAATTGAACTAAATGATATTAATAAACTGTTTGAATATGAAAAACATTGTAGAGTAATTGATCAAATGAACGTTGATGAATTGAAAAATTTTTCAAAATTATACATAAAATTATATTTAAAACAACAAGAAGTTATATCTATGTTTGAGTAATATTTTTATCATAAATAATTGTATAAAAAAATTCTATTGAAGTAAATGGCATCCCCATACGTAGTTAATTTAAGTATTAATACTGGTACATCATTTACTCAATCTTTTACTCTGTCTGGAGATAATAATTCTCCACTTAATCTTAGTAATTATGATATAAAATCTCAACTAAGAAAACACCCACAAAGTAGTTCTTATGTAAATTTTATTACCACTGCCGTTTCTCCTTCCTCAGGTGGAGTTATAAAAATTTCTTTACCATCAAATTCTACAACTGACTTAAGACCTGGTAGGTACTTATATGACATAATACTTACCAATAATCAAACTGGAGAAAAAACTAAAGTCATAGAAGGGTCTGCTATTGTTTCAAAAAGTATAACAAGAAATAGTTAATAATATGGCAAAACCAGCATCACGACAAGAATTAATAGATTATTGTTTGAGAAGATTGGGAGCACCAGTTTTAGAAATTAACGTTGATGATGATCAAATAGATGATTTAGTTGACGATGCACTTCAGTATTTTAATGAACGCCATTTTGATGGCGTTGAAAGGATGTATTTGAAATACAAAATTACTCAAGATGATATTGATAGAGGTAAAGCAAAGAATACAAGTGGTGTTGGAATAGTAACAACTACAGGGTCCGCTGGAATTGGAACTTTTAGTTTTTATGAAACCTCCAACTATATTCAAGTTCCAGATTCGGTAATAGGAATTGAAAAAGTTTTTAAGTTTGATACTAGTTCTATTAGTGGTGGAATGTTTAGTATAAAGTATCAATTATTTTTAAATGACTTATATTATTTCAATTCAGTTGAGTTATTGCAATATGCAATGGTAAAAAGTTACTTAGAAGACATTGACTTTTTGTTAACTACTGATAAACAGATAAGATTTAATAAAAGACAAAATAGAATGTATTTGGATATTGAATGGGGAGCTCAATCTGTTGGCAATTTTATAGTTATAGATTGCTATAGAATTTTAAATCCTAATGATTTTACTAAAGTTTATAATGATAGTTTTTTAAAGCAATATCTAACTTCATTAATTAAACGTCAGTGGGGACAAAATTTAATAAAATTCAGAGGAGTTAAACTACCTGGTGGAGTTGAATTAAATGGTAGAGAAATATATGATGATGCTCAAAGAGAATTAGACAGTCTTAAAGAACGTATGTCGATGGAATATGAATTACCTCCATACGATTTTATAGGATAATTATGGCATTAAATCCATTCTTTTTACAAGGATCAGATTCTGAGCAGAATTTAATACAACAATTAATTAATGAGCAATTAAAAATTTTTGGTGTTGAAGTATCATATTTACCTCAAAAGTTTATAAGAAAAGAAACGATATTGAGAGAAGTTACTGCTTCAAAGTTTGATGATAATTTTTCTATAGAAGCATATGTGAGTAACTATGATGGATACACTGGTTCTGGTGACATTTTATCAAAATTTGGAATGAATTTAAAAGATGAATTGACTCTCATTATATCAAAGGAGAGATTTGAAGATTTTATTTCTCCTTTTTTATTAGAAATGGATCCCGACGAAATTATTGTATCAAGTCGTCCGAGAGAGGGTGATTTAATTTATTTTCCTTTGGGAAAAAGATTATTTGAAATAAAGTTTGTGGAGCATGAACAACCTTTTTATCAATTAGGAAAAACTTATGTTTATGAAATAAAATGTGAATTGTTTGAATATTCAGATAATATTGGCGGATGGAACAATGTTAACACAACTGTTGAGGAAATTGATAGAACTTTAGAAGACCAGGGTTATATTACAACCTTAAAATTATTTTCTATAGGATCTCAAGCAACTGCAAATACAACAGTAACATCGGGATACGTTAGAAAAATAGAGTTAATAGAGGATGGATATAATTACAAAACCATTCCTATTGTAGCAATTAGCACTGCTCCCCCTGGTGGAACTAACGCCGAAGCTGTAGCGATAACATCATGTATAGGAAATTCTTGTTCAATAAAAGAAATTTTATTAGTGAATCCTGGATCAGGATACACTCAAACACCAAATATTTCTATTATTAGTTCTTCTGGTATAGGAGCTACAGCAAGAGCAATAATAGAAAAAAATTATTCTGGTATTAGTAGTGTGAATATAATTAATGGGGGATCTGGATATGTATCTTCTCCATCTATTATTTTTTCTTCACCAAATTATGGTCCTGGCATAGGAATAACTGCTATTGCAAAAACATACGTCAATTCACAAGGTGAAATTAATAAAGTTTTAATAGTAGATGCTGGTGTAGGATATGGTGAAAATCCTTCAATAACAATAACAAATCCACCTTTATTAACAGGAATAAGCACTTTCATATTCAATGAAGTTGTAACTGGTGAAACTTCAGGATCAAAAAGCAGAGTTAAATCGTGGGATAGTTCTACTAATACATTAAAAGTAGGAGTTGTTAGTGGTAAATTTATACCAGGAGAAATAATAGTTGGATCAATATCTTCAGCAAGATATTCGTTAAAATCATACGAAATTCCAGATTTATATGATAAATATGAACAAAATGATGAAATACAACAAGAGTCGGATCTTATTGTAGATTTTTCAGAATCAAACTTATTCGGTAATTACTAATGCTAGGAACTTATTTTTATCATCAAAATATAAGAAAAACAATTATTGCATTTGGAAATCTTTTCAATTCGATATTGATTAAACATAAAGATGATAATGATAATGATTATAGTGAAATAAGAGTTCCATTGGCATATGGACCAAGGCAAAAGTTTTTAGCAAGATTAGAACAACAGGAAAATTTAAATAAACCAGTTGCAATAACTTTACCAAGAATGTCATTTGAAATGAATTCTTTGAAATATGATCCAACAAGAAAAACTTCAGTTTCACAATCATTTAAATCTTTTTCTGGAGAAAATGTAAGAAAAGTTTATATGCCTATTCCTTATAATATAGGATTTGAATTAAATATTATGTCAAAATTAAATGATGATGTTCTTCAAATTATAGAACAAATTTTACCATTTTTTCAACCCGCTTTTACAGTAACCGTAGACATGATCGATTCTATTGGTGAAAAAAAAGATATTCCAATAGTATTGGATGATATTTCATTTAGAGATGACTATGAAGGTGATTTTTCAACTAGAAGAATATTATTATACACATTACAATTTACTGCAAAAACCTATCTATTTGGACCAGTTTCTGATAGCACAGAAAATCTCATTCGTAAGGTTCAAGTTGATATGTATAATTCTACAAATACCCAAACTGCCAGAAGAGAGATGAGATATACAGTAACACCAGATCCAATAGATGCTAATCCAAATGATGATTTTGGGTTCAATGAAAGTTGGGAATTTTTTGGAGATTCGAAAGTTTATAGTCCTGTTCAACAAACTGATATTTAAATTCCATGAAATCTAAAAATTTTGACTCCTTAGATAATGTGTTGAACACATCTAGTGAAATGCAGGTTTATGAAGAACCAAAATGTACAGAAATAACATCTGTCGATCAATCATCTGTTGATATAAAAAAAGATTATGAGTATACAAGAGCCAATCTCTATTCTTTAATTGAGAAGGGTCAGGAAGCGATTGATGGAATTATGGAACTTGCTGCGGAAAGTGATCAACCAAGGGCGTATGAGGTCGCTGGGCAACTTATAAAGAGTGTTGGTGATGTAACCGACAAACTTATAGATCTTCAAAAGAAATTGAAAGATATGGAAGAAGAAACTATAAAAACTACAAATAATGTTACTAACAATGCAGTTTTTGTTGGGTCTACCTCCGAATTATCAAAACTACTAAAGCAAGGTTTTCTAAATAATAAAGAGTAGTTCTTTTTGATCTGATGGGTTGGTCAGAAAAATATAAAAAATCTATTGATTGTAATAATCCCAAAGGATTTTCTCAAAGAGCACATTGTCAAGGTCGCAGAAAAAAATTGAAAGAGCAGTTAAAACCATTTAAAACAGTTGAACAGATTGCAAAGAAGCATCGTCTTAATGTTTCTTTTATTCAAAAGCAACTTGATATGGGAGAACCTATAGAGCATGAGCATACAAAAGATCATGAACTCGCTAGAGAAATTGCTCTTCAACATTTAAGTGAAATTCCAGATTATTATACTCGTTTAAAAAAGATGGAAGCAGATGCCAAAAAAGAGCATAAAAAGTTCAAAGATGTTTCAGTATCAGAAGGAACGTTGCATCATTGGTATCAGGGATCAAGTGGAAAAACAAAAACTGGAAAAACAGTAAAAGGATGGGTTCAACCAGATGGATCGCCATGTGCAAATGAACCAGGTGAAACTAAGACACCAAAATGTTTTAGTAGTGCAAGACTTACATCTCTTAAATCAAAAGGTGAAGAAGGTGAATCAATAATTAAATCTGCAGTTAGACGTAAAAGACAAAAAGATAAAAGTCAACAAGCAAAGTCTGGAGCAGCAGCACCAACTAATGTTCCAACATTTGCAAAGGGTAAAAAAGATCCTAACTATGTAAAAGCAGAACCAGGAATTAAAGAAGAAATGGAACTTAACGAAGCAGTAAAAGATAAACCTGGAAAAGGTAGTGGAAGTAAAGATGCTTGCTACCATAAGGTAAAGTCAAGATATGATGTTTGGCCAAGTGCATATGCATCTGGGGCACTTGTTAAATGTCGTAGAGTTGGTGCTTCAAACTGGGGAAATAAGTCAGAATCTTTAAGTTATGATTGGGATACTCCTATTCGTGAAAGAGCAGATAGATATTGCCCAAAATGCCAAAAACTAGAACTGAGAAATGAGTGTAAATACGGTCCAAAATATTGGGATATGTTTTCATTACCAGCAGAATTGATTAGTTCAAAAAAAGATTTTAATACAACTATGCCACATCCTGGAAATTTTCCAGAGTCTTATGATCATGAGTATTCAATGGCACGCTCAGAATTATCCACAATTATTTCAGCAGCAAAAAGACTTCGTAAAAAAATGAAGGGTGAAGGTAATATTGAAGCATGGGTTCAGTCAAAAATTACTAAAGCAGCAGATTATATTGATTCTGCTGCAGATTATATTGAAAGCGGAGAGCATAATGTTGATGAAGCGAAAAAGTGTTGGCCAGGATATGAGAAAAAAGGCACCCAGAAATTGTTCGGAAAAACTTATAATCGTTGTGTAAAAAAAGAGCAGTTTTCTAACTGGAGAGAAGAATTAATTATCTCAGAGAAGTGGGAAGATAAATTAAAAAATATGACACCAGATGAAATTGAAAATCTCAAAAAATCAAATCCTGGTGCTGCAGAAAAAATTGATGCCCTGAGAAAAAAAGCAAAATCGGCAACACCAAGACCAGTAGGTTCTGGATCACAATTGCCTAGTGTACCCAAACCATCAGCAACACAGAATAGAGGACAAAATACTAGAGCACAACAAGCATCTTATGATCGTGTGTCTGCGGCACGTAGACAAGGAGCACAAAACGTAGCAGCAGCACAAGCAAAAAGAGCAGCAAAAACTGCAGCAAAACCATCACTTTTAAAAACATTATCAAAAGTAAAAAATCCTAGAGTTGCGATTCCATTGGCAATTGCGGGTGGTATTTATGGTTTATTAACTGGTCCTAAGAAGCAACAAAAAGAAGAATATTCTAACTGGAGAGAGGAACTTTTGGAGCAAAAAGGATATGTAATGCCAAATGCTAGTAAAAGGGGGGCATATTCTGGAGGAGATACAAAAAAATCTTACAAAGTGGGTGATACTATTCCAGTAAGTGCTACAAAACCAAAAACAAAATTAAATTTAAAGTCAATTAGAGATGCTGGAGATAGATATGGAAAATCTACATTTAGTGAAGATTGGCAATCAGCGAATCGTAAAGATGGAGTTGATGGATTAAGTCAATCAACAGTAGATAAATACCGCAAAGAACATCCAGGATCAAAACTTCAGACTGCGGTAACTGAAAAAAAACCAACTGGAAAAAGAGCAAAGCGTCGTGCCTCATTCTGTCGTCGTATGTCCGGAATGAAAGATAAACTCACATCAGCAAAGACTGCACGAGATCCAGATTCAAGAATTAACAAAGCCCTTCGTCGTTGGAACTGCAACTAATGAAATCATTTCAACAATTTTTATCAGAAAGTATCAATATTGCTGGAGATTTTAATGGAAATCTCTATATGAATTCTGGATCTCAACCAGAACAAGCAACAGAATCTTTTCTTGCTGATGTAGTTTGGCAAGGTAAGTTATATCGTATGGAAGTGGAGGGTTCTATGATGGATAAAAATTCTCTTACAGAACATCTTCAAGGTGAATATCCTGGAGCAATTGTTCATAATGTATATCCATCACAATCTCAAAGTTCTTTAAAAATTAAGAGTTCTCAAAGATATCAACCAGAAAGACTTTCTTGGGGCGAATGATTCATGGCACAGTGGAATAAAAATACTCAAGATTATCTCAATCAAGAGAGAACTCTCTTTGAAGTTTATATGCGTGCAGATAAGCACGGTAAAATTTATGAAGATCTCGGACAAGGATTTTCTGGAGATGCTTTTGGTAGATTAAGAACATCTGATCCATTTACACTTGGTGATTATAAACACTTATATTCTATTGATCCAGATTTTGTCGATGTTAAGTCTGGTGTAGGTGCTAATGTATCTTTTAATTCTAATCAA